AAGATAATTCACCTGGCTTTACAGTATAATATTTTTTGGCAAGTTCATATAAGTCGTATTTTCTACAACCAGCAAAGAATGAATCAATAATACTATCAACTCTAACTCTATTTGTTTCGTTACCTAATACCTTATCAACAATAACATTTAATACCGACGGATGGTCGACAACAATTTTCCAAGATAGAGTACCTGACCTTTGAGTATTTTTATAAGTGTAGATTGGTTCTGTTCTACCTAAGAAATCACTTTGGTTCCAGTTGGTCGATACAGTCTCACTGAACGTTAATCCGTAAGGAGCGAACCACATTACTCTACCACCATTTGGACCTCTCTCACACATCGCCAAATCCGATACAGTGTATCCTGGTGTACTCGATGTTCTCCAAGCCAAATTCTCTAATGAGAACATATATTTTTTGGCGTACCCGTCACCTCCCGCACCTCCGTTAATTAGGTTGGTTGAAGATTGTCCACCCTCCATTTTGTTAGGAGCGATGTTAAGGTTATATGTGTTATCTAATACTGAGTCGGCAAATCTTCTACCACTAGTTGTAACACCATCAACTTTTTGTAAGTCATTGTATTGTAAGTATGGAACGTCTTTTGCAAACACTCTACAATATTCAGTTCCAACTTCTTGTCCAATCGCACCTTCGTATCTATAAACTCTTGAACCTTTAGTAAGTTCTTTATATCCGTCATGGAATACTTTACTTACTTGGTCAATCGCATTACCAACGTGTTGAAGTCTTCTACCTCCTTGAGGCTGACTATCAATGATTCTTTGGGTTTGGTCTAAGATTGAACCTTGTTTAAAAGTTCTCTCTGTAGATTCTGTAGTATTATATGATGAAGGTTTAAAGTCTTCGTCTTGATTTGTGACCTCACCACCAAGACCAACTTTTTTACCAGCATTTCCTTTGTACTTCGGAGACACCCATGTAAATCCACCTTCAATACCACCACCATTAGAATAGGTAGGCCCGTTAGCACCTAATCTAACTTCTTGACTTGGTCCTTCATATAGTTGAGCGAGTTCCTGTGGTCCGTAAACAGGTGCTTGCATCTCTTGACCGTAGGCATTTACAGGTATATCACCACCTGGTGAGAACACTCTTGACGGTTCAGAAGTAATGTTACCAACGTAATAGTTACTATTGTCAGTTAATGTTCCTGTGATTGCCCCTCCTAATCTATCAAGAAGACTTCTTTGAAGGTTTGGTTTATATCTGTTGTAGTCAATGTTTTTAAACAAACGAGACCTTTGTCCTGCACCCATGTTGTTATACATGATTTGAGAACCAGTGTTTCCTCCACCTAATAATCTATTGAAAAATCCACCGACCCCTGTTTGACCAAAGGCGGCAGTCATTTGTTGTATTGTAGTTGGTTGACCAGGATTAATATTTGGGTCAAAGTATGAACCAGGTATTGGTGATACAGGTAAGATACTTCCTCCTAATCTTAAGGCGAAGTTGGCCGCAGCAAGTATTGGGTTTGCCGTTACGGTAATAGTATAGTTTGGTTCAATAATTGGGACGATACCTGACAAAATGTTAACTATGTCAGTCCCACTATTAACATTTAATATGTTTGCTCTTCCAATTGTATCTTGTCTAATCTGAGCAGCAATTCTTGCTTCAAACTCTCTTCTTAATGTTTCTGCACCTAACTTAACAATAAAGGAGTCTTGACTCATTAAACCATTACTACCACCAGGGTCATTTGAAAGTAAAATAGATAACGGACTATACGTTGAAGGTACAAATGTTGTTGGGTATGGTTGATTATTTGAAGTGTTAGTTGTTTGTGGTCTATCTATCGAATCAAAAAACGGTGCACTATCTAAAGGTAATTGACTACCATTAGAAAACACGTTAAGAGGTTTCCATCTTTGAGACTCGGGAAACGCTTGGTCTACAATATTTGCGTCTTGGAATCCGTATTCACCTTCATTTGATTTGGTGTTTAACAACGCTCCTGGGTCAGGAACTTGTTCGTATCCACCTTCATTACCGTATTGGTTAAGTGGATATAGTTGGTTTGCAAAAGATGGGGTATCAATTAATTGGTCAGGACTATCCTGTACAGACGTGTCTGATTGAATATATTCTGTATTAATTGATTGCGTAGGACGGTTAGGAGCCTTAGCGTAAGGCGTTAAGTTCCTAGTTATTAGTTTCTTTCTGAAACCATCCGAGCTTACAAAATCTAAAGGACTTCCCATTAATATCTTTATTAATAAATAGGTTGAGGGTTATTTTTTATTAAGACCCTAACACTTTTCCTGTAGGTGCCTTTGTTGGGTTATCTTTAGTATTGACACTAACCATATATTGTTTCATTTCAGTTGTGTTCATTTTGTCAACAAGTACCTTAGTTATTTGTTCTTTTTGTGCTGGTGTTAAATCCCCAGCAATTCCCGTAAAATTAATGTCAATTTTGAAACCTCCATCCACATTAACCTTTGAGGTAGAACCACCGAAAGCTCCTCCTTTTGATGCAGCTTCTTTAACTTGAGTAGACTTAGTACCTTCAATAAGTGAGGACACTGGCATGTTTCCTTTGTCTGTACCCTGAATTTTACCTGATTTAGCACTTCCAATCATCGAATCTAAAAATTCTTTTGCCGCCTTATCAATAGAGGTATCATCCCCAATTTTACCTCGACTTTCTTCTAAAGTTTTCATAAGACTTTCTTTAAGTCCATCTTGAATCTTAACTCCTTGATTACCAAGTTTAGTTAAGTAATCAGACATCGCATCAGTTGTTTTAATGTCTTTATTATTAATATCTTTAAATAACTGTTTTATATCACCAAACGATTCTGTCAATGTACTTCTTACTTTTTCAGGTGAACTGAAATTTTTTGATGCCGCACCTGTAACTGCGGTAGAAACATTTCTAACTGATTCGGCACCTCTTAAGAAATCTTTTTGTGTTACTGTACCTCCAACAATCGCAGCTCTAATGGCTTCAACATCACCTTTAATTGCATCAGAAATAGACATTTGAGATTTTGCAATCTCTTCCATTGTTTTAGGACCTTCTTTTTGTTCTTTGATTAATTTGTCAAATTCATCTTGGGTAAGTTCAGATAACTTTTTAGTTTCATCATCATTAATTTTAACTTCGTATTCACCACCTTCACCCATTCTGGCAATGTTGGCAACGTATTGTTTGTCTTCTTCTTTAATGTTTAAACCCGCAGAACCGATTGCTGAAACTCTTTTATCTGCCTCAGCTGCGGCAACGGCTAGTTTACTCATCTCTTTGGCACTAACCCCTGTCTGAGTTTCCATCTCTTTAAGAGTTAAAACTCCTTGTGGACTAATTTTAAAAGTTTTGGTTTTTTCGTCGAAGTAACTAAATTGTTTTGCAACATCAACCAAACTATTCTGCAGACCTTGTGGGTCGTTAATAGATTGATTCATTAATGCAAATGGGTCGGCTAATGCCCCTGCCGATACTCCTAATCTTTGGAACGCTGCTGCGGTTTCAATCGCACCTTCAGGAGTTAACACCTTATCCGCCAATCTGAATGTTTCACCCATGTCGAATCTCAACATCGATGCTTGTGCCGCCATTTTGGTTAACCCTTGAACTCCACCTTCAAATTGGTATCTGTTCATTTGGTCCATGTTGGCCCTAACACTATCCATAACTTGTTTAGTGTTACCTCCAATACTTCTAACATAGTTGACCGAATCTTCGAGTTGTTTACCCATCTGTTCGAATCCAACCCCAACATTTAAAAACCCTTCAGATATTTCTCCCACAGTTGCTCCTAAAACTTTTGAAGCGGCGTAAAGTTTTTCAACATCCGCAGCGTTTTCAACAACGTTTCGTCTAGCGGCGGTTGCCATTGATTGAATGGTCTCTCCTACTGCACCAACATCTCCTCCCAATCTAGCAATACCAGGTAGAGAGTTAACTATCTCAGTTTTTAACTCAACAATTCTTTCTCTACTTTGTCCAAAGAGATTATTAACCTCTCGGGCAACAGAACTTACTCGTTCAAAGGCGTCTGCAAATTCTTGAGCGTTGGGTAGTTTAACCGCGTTCTTCAATTCTTCACCCATTTGACCAGCACTTTGGTTATTAGTTTCTGCCATATTCTATGTTATTAGTTTCTATATAAATACAAAAGGACTGAGTTTTCAGTCCTTTTTATTATCTTCAATCCATTTATCTAAAAGATACTTTCTTGCGAACAACGGCATTATTAAAAAATCTTGATAAGTTATCTTTAATAATGTGTTTAAGTAGTAGAACTCGTCTAGCTGACTTTTCCTATAATCAGAAGAAAGGACGAAAAAAGTCGACCCCGAAACCTACATTAACTGTAAGTTTTTCTCCTGATGGGGTCATAACAACTCGTTTCATATCCAATCGTGGTTCATTCTCTTCCATAAACTTACGGATGAATTTTGAATCCGCAATTGGCATAGATTCTATAAATTTGGCGATTTCGCCCTTATCGGTAGTTCCGTCAACTTCAATTATTTCTTTTTGAAGTCTTAATGTGACTTTAGGTACTATTCGTCCCGCAGGATAATAGTCAGATGCTTTTTGATTTTCTAAGATTTCACCATAAGTCATTGGTTTTAATTTAACCGTTGATTGTGACTTTGGTAATGAAACCGTAAATGTACCATCCTCATTAGGTGTCTGTCCTTGAAGTATCGACAGTTGGTCTAATAAGACTGTTGTCTTGAACGGTTTTCTTGTTGTGGGGTCAGTTAGAGTAAGTTCCATTTCAGGACCGAATGCGGTGTTCCTTAAGAAAATTAAGACCGCCTCAACATCACCTTCCAACATGTCTTCAACACGTAAGTCTGGTTCATAAATCTTTGTTCTTAAAAGATTTGGTGTCATATCGTCACCACCCGCCATTAATAAGTTCTCATCAGTTGCTGTCAGATATCCGACTTTAAGTGATTTCTTTTTGTTTTTGTAGAATGTACCTTGAGATGGTAATGGTACCACGTCATGGGGAAGTGAAAAATTCGCTTGTCCGTATTCTCTTGATTGATTATCCATATAAAAAATTAACCGTAAAGTTTATGTGCTTTACGGTTAAATATAATTGTTCTAGATTTTTTATAAAGAGTATATTAGTAAACTAACACACATCTATCCATTCTCAACGTTGCTGAGATTGTTGCTAAAGCATCTTGTGAATAAGATAACGCGTTGAAGTTAACATCTGTTAAGAATGTACCATACATAATCCATTTCTCAACAACAACACCTGTTGGGTCCAACATCTCAAGGTCGATGTCTTTTTTATAACCTGCGGCGTATCCCATACGACCTGTTACTGACTCGGCGTGTAAACGAACCCACTCCATAAGAGCCTGTGCCGCTGACGGTCCAATTGGGTCTCTGAAGGTCACGTTAATTGTTTGCCAGTTGAATCTACCCGCAACATAAGTTGAAGTGTTCAGGAATGGAATTTCAGTCGCAGCTATTGTAATGTGTGGTCTAGAAGTACTTTCTACAAACCATTCGTTAATACCTAAACTTGATGGAAACCTTAAAATGAATCGATTTTGTCTCTTCGGTTCATAAGGAATCGGCATTTTCATCAGTAAATCAGCCATATTATTTAAATTTTGTTTCTATGTTTATATTGATAAATATATCTCGTTTGAAAAATTTTTCTATTTACTTAAAATTTTAAAAACGGTATTCTTTAACTAGACTTCCTTTTTAGTGCCTCCAGCTGTAGAATAAGTTCTTACTATATTATCTGGTTTATCTTTAAAATGTTTTTTCATTACTTCTATATTCTTAGGGTCATCATCTGAAAAGCCTATAGATGGCTCACTAGGAATAAAATTATTATTAATATCATTCTTTAAAAAAGCTTTCTTATTTAAAGTTGATGCAAGTCCTCTAATATAAGTTACAAACTCTTCCATTGCTTCTACCTTGGCTTCTTCAGGATTCACCGCCCCCGCCTCATCTCCGAACGAAACTGGATGGTATTTGTTGAGGTTTAAATAAGTTTTGATTAATTCTTCATCACTCATATCGTCTTCGTCCACAAACGTTCTGTATTTTTTAAGGTTTTTAACTAACTCATCTTTACTAATACCATTATAATCATTTATGATGTAATTATAAACCGCTTGTTTCAGCGTGTTTGGGTTGTGACCTCTCGCGGTGATTATAGAAAAAATCGACCCGTTATTGATTGCCTCTCTAAAATCGTTGAATGCTGGACCTTCTTTAGCCCTCATCGAATCGATTATAAAATCCTTATCGCCTTCAGTTTTAAAATTTCTAAATGGTTTATCACCATAACCTACAATAGTCTCACCTTTATATTCAAAAGGTTCTTTACCTAAATGATGTCTGTGTTCCGCAAAATCGTCAGTCGACATTCCAATCTCCTCCCCGTCTTCACTTTTGACAATTATCTTTGTTGGCATGTGAACAATATTATCGTCCCAATCAAACGCATAATATTTCATGTCTGGTGTACCTTCACCTTTAAATCCTTCTGTTAATTTTTTTCTCATTTGGCTAAAGGGGGGAGTTTATTCCCCCCGTTGTTATTAAATATTCTCGAACGAAGCTCCTGTCGGAGTAATGAAGAATTCTATGTCAATAAATTCTAACGCTTTCGTCGGTTTTAAGTAGATTTTACCTACTAATGTGTTTCTGTCTAAGTCTTCAGGTGTTGAAGAAACTGTTACACGGAAGTCGTATAAACCTCTGTCTCTTCTAATTGAATCTAAGATTGGGTTAACACTGTCTAAGAATTGTTGTCTAACGATTTGGTCGTTTTGTTCGAACAATAATCTTACCGCTACCGCTGAAATCAACTTACGAGCTTGAAGTAATAATCTTCTTACGTTCAATCTGTTAAGTGCTGTGTCAGCAACTTGTAACGTTTTGTTACCCCAAATTACAGTTCCTACATCAGAGAAGGTTGCGATA